GAGGCAGGGCAGTCGCTATGGGACAAGGTGTTCTTCCACGGCGAGCTCTGGGTCAGCAGCCGAACCGATGTGGACTTCTTGCAGATGGTGTGCGAGCAGTTTGACCGCCGTGAGTGGCTGAAGCAGGTGTGCGCCGACAACCCGCAAGAGTGGCATCTCATCAAGCAACTCAATGACCTTGAGCGGCTAATCGGCTCAAATCTCGGCTTGCTTGGCTTTACTCCGTCAGATAGGACTCGGCTTGGCCTTGCCGAGATAAAAGCTCAAAGCAAACTAGAGCAGCTACACGCTAAGTGGGAGAACCGTGAGTAGTTTTCCGCCTCGGTGGATAACTCCAGTACCCAAGAAGGCGCTTGACAACTCCTACGGTCATCGTGCCGTTGATTTCATTGAGACCTTTGCCATCATCACCAAGGATTCGGTCGCAGGCATGGCGGGCAGCCAGATGTTGCTGCGCGACTGGCAAAAGCAATTACTCATCCATGCCTTCGCTGCTCAAGACGGCGGATTCAAGCATGCCGTCAATCTTGTAGGCGTTCCGCGTAAGAACGGCAAGAGCGCCTTGGCTTCAGGTGTTGCACTTTGGTCACTACTCACTGGCCCCAAGGGTGGTGAGGTCTATTCTTGCGCCGCTGACCGCGACCAAGCCCGCATCGTGTTCGGTGAAGCGAAGAAAATGCTTGAAAATGACCCCGAACTGTCAGAAATGGCGAAAATCTACCGAGATGCCATAGAAATACCCAGCACAGGCTCGGTTTACCGTGTTTTGAGCGCCGAAGCATACACAAAAGAGGGTTTATCACCCACAATGGTCATTTTTGACGAATTACACGCTCAACCGACCCGAGAACTGTTCGATGTCATGCAATTAGCCCAAGGTGCGCGCGGAAACATGGCAACTATGTTCTGTATCACCACTGCGGGGGTCAAAACCGACTCTAAAGGCGGAGATTCGATTGCTTATCAGCTTTACAACTACGGCAAGCGCGTTGCCTCGGGTGAAGTCAAGGACCCTCGGTTCTTCATGGCTTGGTGGGAAGCTCCTGTTGATGCCGACTACAAAGACCCGCAGACTTGGAAAGATGCCAACCCGGGCTATGGCGACCTCAACAGCGCCGAGGACTTTGCTTCGGTTGTCATGCGAACGCCGGAGGCCGAGTTCAAGACAAAGCGACTCAATAACTTTGTTTCCTCAGCCTTGACATGGTTGCCCGACGGTTTGTGGGCTTCTAACAAGGCCGAGAGAGAAATAACCCCCGATGACGAGATAATCATTGGCTTTGATGGCTCTTTTAGCGGAGATGCGACTGTTTTGGTCGGTGTAACCATAGAAAAAGACGAAACTCCGCCCCATGTGTTCTTAATCAAGGCTTGGGAGCGCCAAAGTACCGATGACAACAACTGGCGGGTCAATATTGCCGAAGTTGAGGAAGAAATCATCGCTTTTTGCCAAAAATACCCAAAAGTACGCGAAATTGCCTGTGACCCGTACCGTTGGCAGCGTTCTATGGAGGTTTTAGCCGAAAGAGGCCTCCCAATCATCGAATTTCCATCTACAAGCCCTGCTCGCATGGTCAAAGCCACCGCAAAGTTCTTTGATGCCGTCACAGAGAGCAGACTGACTCACGATGGAGACCCCGTTCTCGCTAGACACCTCGACAACTGCGTGTTGAAGATAGATTCGGTCGGGCCGAGAATCGTAAAAGAAAATAGAAACAGCAATCGGCGCATCGACGCTGCCGTAGCCGCAGTCATAGCCTTTGACAGAGCGGTTACAGGTAGAATGGAAGAAATAGTGCCCCAAGTGTTTGTGTAGGCGGAAAATGGCAAGCATCATTCAGATTCTCGGTCTAGCGCTGGTAAGCGTAGGGGCTGGTATGTTCAGCTTGCCCGCAGGCATCATTGTCGCGGGCGTGGCGCTTGTGCTTATAGGTTTAGGGTTGGATAACGACTAATGCTGCGTAACATCTTTGAGAAAAGGGCTATCTCCTACCAGACAATCTGGGGCTCGGGCGATATTCCCGAATTGCAGACCAATGCGGGCACTTTGGTCAATCAGGACACGGTTTTTACTGTAAACGCCATATTCGGTGCTGTCAGCCTCATTTCAGACACAATCAGCACCCTGCCCGTCGATTCTTACATCCGCAGAGACGGCGCTCGCCTTCCTTGGCGGCCTCGCCCAGCTTGGGTGACTAAGCCCGATGTGGACACAACCAAAGAAGCTTTCTACGGCGCGACCATTGTCAGCCTCTTACTCGACGGCAACGCTTTTATTCGCATTTACCGCAACGGCAGCGGCGAAGTTGTCAATCTTGTAGTTCTCAACCCGCTAGAGGTAGAAATCAAGCGAAATGGCCTTGGGCGCGTAATGTTCAAGGTAACGGGCGAAAGAAACCTACTTTCTTCAGATGACATGATTTTTATTCCAGATGTAGTCAAGCCGGGACACATTAGGGGCGTAAGCCGCGTAGAGGCGTTGAAGGAGAACTTCGGTCTAGCTCGCGCACTGGAGAACTATGCTGCTCGGTTCTTCGGCGGTGGAAGCCAGACTGCTGGAGTTATCGAGGTTCCCGGTACTACGCCTATCACCGCCGAGCAAGCCAAGGCCATGGCAGATGCTTTTGACTCCAGACACCGCGGATGGAGCAGGGCACACAAGACTGCCGTAATTTCAGGCGGCGCAACCTACAAACCTACGAATGTTCCGAATGACCAAGCGCAGTTCTTGGACTCACGCCGAATGGCTGTAGAGGATGTGGCTCGCGCCTTTAACATCCCGCCTCATCTCCTAGGCCTCAGCGAGACCGGCATGAGCTACGCCAGCGTGGAGCAGAACAACCTCGCTTGGGTGACTCACTGCCTCCGCCCTATAGTGCAGAAGCTCGAGAGCGCCCTCAGCTACCTGCTACAGAAGGAAACGGGCAATGACCGCGTATTTGTCAAGATGAACCTCGATGGGCTTATCCGCGCCGACATCAACACCCGCATGACCGCCTACAGCATCGGGCTTCAGTCGGGCTTCCTCACCATCAACGAATGCCGAGCCCTAGAGGACCTGCGCCCAATCGATGACGAGATGGCTGACACTGTGCGCGTACCACTGGCGAATGTGAACCTCGACGACTCAGCAGTCACCGCAGACTTTACCAAGATTCAGATGGCCCAACGACTGATTCAGGTGGGCTTCGAGCCTGCTGCCGTCATGCAGGCCCTAGAGCTCCCGAATATCGCTCACACAGGTGCGCCTTCGGTCCAGATACAGCCACTCGCACAGATTGACCCTAACAACCCCCAGTCCGTTTATCAGGTGGAGTAATGCAAGCACCAGCCACTTTCAACATGTCCTGCTGGCAGGGCGCGAGTTTCGATTACACCTTCACATGGACAGTCACTAATGGAACTGTGGTGACTCCTGTGGACCTCAGCAATTACTCGGCCCGCATGCAGGTGCGTAGGACTTATGACTCGACTGCCGTGGCGTTGAGCTTGGTGTCGGGCACTGGGATAACACTGGGGGGTACTGCCGGGACAATAATTTTGGAAGCGAACCCCACGACTACAGCAGCAATTCCGTCGGGGCAGTATGTTTACGACCTAGAGATGGTCTCAGCAACGGGCAATGTAACTCGGCTTGTTGAAGGAACATTCATCGTGGACCCAGAGGTGACTAGGTGAGCATTAATGTAACTGTCTCAACCGCAACAATTACTGTAACGAGTGAGACATCTGCCACCATTAATCAAAATCAGGCTTCGATTGTTAGCAGTCTGCAAAATGTAGATACGATTGCTGCGCCAATTTATATTCAGTTCAACACGACTGGAACGGGAGCCTCTGGCGTTGGGCGCATCAACTGGAACGCCTCTTTAGAAACATTTGAATTTTATTCTGACGAGAATACAGAAATTGCCATTGGGCAGAAGCAAGTTATTCGGGTAAAAAACAACAGCGGCTCAACGCCTATCCCGAAGTTTCGGTTGGTGCAATTTGCAGGGGCCACGGGAGACACGGTAAAGGTCGAGCCCGCAGTAACAGACGGCTCAGTTCCGCACGAATACATGGTCGGCGTTACGGGCGAAGAAATCCCTGCCGATGGATTCGGTTTTGTAATTATTGACGGGCAAATTACCAACCTTGATACGGATGCTTACGACTTAGGACAGATTCTTTACGCCGACCCGAACAACCCGGGGGAGTGGCAAACAACTAAGCCAGATGCGCCTGCGTTGAACTTGCCTGTGGTTGCGGTGACAAGAAAGCAACAGTCGGCAGGCCGCGTACTCGTCAGAATGACTACAGGGCTTTCGGTTGATGAGCTACACGATGTGAAGGTCGTAAACCCGCAAGACAATCAGGTTCTAACTTACCTAAACGGGGTTTGGCAAAACATCCCGACTGGAGGAACTGCTGCGCTCGGTGCAACCGGACCGACAGGCCCAACTGGCCCGACTGGACCGCAGGGTGTTGCGGGCATTGTCGGAGCAACTGGCCCGACAGGGGCTACGGGTCCGACTGGTCCTCAAGGCGAGGTTGGAGCGACTGGTTCGACTGGAGCTACTGGCGAAACGGGCCCAACCGGACCCACAGGGCCTCAAGGCACGACTGGAGAAACTGGTGCTACGGGGCCGACTGGTGCGACAGGACCGACTGGCCCAATAGGTGCTACTGGGCCTACTGGAGCGACTGGAGACTCAGGCCCCACGGGTCCAACAGGCCCGACGGGACCTCAAGGAGCAAATGGCCTAGATGGAGCCACTGGCGCAACGGGACCAACAGGGCCTACGGGTCCAACTGGCCCGCAAGGAGAACAAGGCTTAACCGGAGATACAGGCCCAACCGGGGCGACGGGTCCAACTGGACCGACTGGGCCCATTGGAGAGACGGGCGCAACAGGTCCGACTGGTCCACAGGGTGAAGTAGGCGCAACAGGTCCGACGGGTCCAACTGGAGCTGCTGGACTTGACGGAGCGACTGGACCGACTGGTCCTACGGGCCCGCAGGGGGCAACAGGCGAGACTGGGCCAACTGGGGCTACCGGTCCAACTGGGCCGACTGGACCGCAGGGAATTGCAGGAGAAACTGGGCCTACCGGGGCTACAGGCCCGACTGGACCGACAGGGCCACAAGGTATTCAAGGAGACACTGGGCCTACTGGCGCGACGGGACCAACGGGACCAACCGGCCCTCAAGGGGTTCAGGGAGATACGGGAGCCACCGGGGCTACAGGCCCGACTGGTCCCACTGGACCGCAGGGCGTTCAAGGCGATACAGGACCAACTGGCGCAACTGGTCCGACAGGACCCACTGGGCCACAGGGCATACAAGGTGACACGGGCCCCACTGGAGCTACTGGACCTACAGGGCCTACCGGACCCACTGGTGCTAACGGCCTAGACGGGGCGACAGGTCCCACGGGGCCGACTGGACCGACTGGACCAACTGGACCACAAGGGCTAACTGGAGAAACTGGTGCGACTGGTGCAACTGGGCCAACGGGTCCGACAGGGCCAACCGGACCCGCAGGAACAAATGGAACCGATGGGGCTACCGGGCCTACGGGACCTACTGGACCGACTGGTCCAACGGGGCCGACTGATTACGCCACCTCTCAAAGCATCAACACCCAAACGACCTCCTACACCGCTGTCGCTGGGGATGCTGGCAAACTAATTCGGTTCACAAGCTCAACTGCCGTCACATTTACAGTTGCAGATGTTCTCAGTATTGGACAGCGAATAGAGTTTGTTCAGTCAGGCGCAGGCACAGTAACCTTCTCGGCTGGCGCGGGAGTTACCTTAGAGGCATATGCGAGCGCAACCAAGCTTGCTGGACAGCATGCATGGGGAGCCGTAGTATGTGTGGGTACGGCTACTTATGGGGTGC